CACAGGTGAATAAAACAAATGCACAGCTTGCCAATCAACAGGCGGAGTTTTCTCATCTGCAAAGTGCTGTCAATGAGTGGTACAAAGGCGTTTTGAATGATATTTCACAGTTACAGACTTTTGACTTTGACAACATTGCCTATCGTATTGGTGCAACGGTGACATCAAACATTACAGATACGGTAGTTACGGAAACCATGGTGCTGAATGAAGTGAAAATTGCAGAGCGAATCACTAATATCGAAGATACGGTTATCCGCTGTGTAACCAAAGCATGGGATTCTGACGGCAGTCATGTACTTTTAAACAGCACAACGGAAACAACCATTACAGATGGTGTGATTACAAGCGTTGTCAGCCAGAATTGAAAGGAGAAAACCTATGGATGTAACAGTATTTGCAACACTGAAAAAACTAATCGGAAAGAAAAATGATTCTACGGATGAAACAGTAAACGGAAAGCTAAATACAGTCATCAATAATACTTCCGCAAGCACATCTGCAAATGCAAGCGGTACATTAAGCCAGAAATTAAGCTATCTCATCAGCAGCTTAATCGGTACGGCAAACGCATCCGGCGGAAGTGCCGCGGCAGGAACGGTTATGAGTAAGCTGAATGCACTGCTTTCCTCTTGGACAGCGGCAAGAGCAGGATACCTTGATAACATCCGTTCCTACACCGTTACCAACAACAGTGCAAGCAGTACAGGCGTGTTGAGCCAAAAGCTGAGTTATCTCATTTCCCAACGGCAGGCAAGCCAAACAGGTACGGGAATAACAGTTTACTCGGGTTCGATAACATCCGCTACCTATTCTGACAGATATATTTGTATTGCAAAATTTGTTGCTCCTGTCAGCGGAGTTTATAAAGTAACAGTGACAGCCAATGCACAAAGCTATTCCTCAAATATTGAGGTAAGAAAAATCATCACCGCAACAGCGTCCTATTGCTATAATGCTACAAGCAATAACTACAGTTATGTAGGTGGAAGAACCATTGACCAAAATGCGTCTTACGATGCCTCATCGGTAAACAGTGTCAGCTATGCAAGCAAAACAGATTCATCCTCTGTATCTTGGGGTGAGTATATTTCAGACCGAGGCAGTACGCTTTTTTACCTTATGCCATGTATCGGTATGATTCAGACAAGTACATCTGCCACAGTGTCCAAAACCTTCAGTATGTACTGCACTGCAGGTGAACAGGTTCAGCTTGTGGAGTATTATTCCGGTTCAAGAAGCTATTACATTCATTCCGTAACCGTTACATATCAAGGAAGGTGATTTTATGTTTGAAGTAAGAAATGAAACGGAAATCTGGTATAAGGCTAAAGAAATGCCGGAATGGATTCATTATGGTTCACTTTTTGTTGTTGAACCGGTAGAAAAAGAAAAATATGCGGTGAAACGATTTGACTTGGAGAAAGGCGAATATCTGCTTTTTTCAGACTGCAAAAGCTATTTTTATGACGGCAAGGAGTATGAAGTTGAAAATGGATACTTTACCATTCCTGTTAAAAAGGAAGAAACACTGGTGTATCAGCCCAATGACGCAGAGCTTGCCATTATGGAAATGCAGGCGGATATGTATGAACAGCAGGAACAAAGCAATTTAACCTTAATGGAGTCTTTGGCTGACTTTTATGAAACCATGATGGGAGGAAACGAAAAATGACAGAGATGTATTTTCAGTTGGTAATCAATCAGAGAAGAACCTGTGATGAAAAGAATAAAGTCGTAAAGCTTGTGCCGAAAACACAGCTTTCGGAGGTAAAGGCATTGCTTGAAGAACGAGGATATGACTTAAACGGATATAAGGCGGAATGACGTTTTTTTTTGGAGGTGATGAAAATGAAGGATTTTTGGAATGTAATTCAGCTGATATTCTCCGCTTTGGGAGGATGGCTTGGGTACTTCCTCGGTGGCTGTGACGGTCTGCTTTACACATTGCTTGCATTTACGGCAATTGACTATATCACAGGCGTTATGTGTGCAGTCAATGACCATACTCTTTCCAGTGAGGTTGGGTTTCGTGGCATTTGCCGTAAGGTGCTGATTTTTATGTTGGTTGGAATTGCAAACATACTTGACGCAGATGTTGTCGGAACAGGCAGTGTGCTAAGAACGGCAGTGATTTTCTTTTATATTTCCAATGAGGGCGTGAGCCTTTTGGAAAATGCCGCCCATCTGGGACTGCCTGTACCGGAGAAGATAAAGACGGTGTTGGAACAACTCCATGACAGAGCGGAAAAGGAGGAAAAATAATATGGCTTATACAAACAGTAACCTGGTATCTTACACCAAACTCAGTCCTAATCATTCCGGACAGCGTACCCACAGCATCGACCGCATCACGCCACACTGCGTGGTAGGACAGCTTTCCTGTGAGAGCATCTGCGGATGTTTTTCCAGTCCATCCAGACAGGCAAGCTGTAATTATGGCATTGGCAATGATGGGCGTATTGCCCTTTGCGTTGAGGAGAAGAACCGCAGTTGGTGTTCTTCCTCCAATGCCAATGATCAGCGTGCCGTCACTATCGAGTGTGCCAGTGATGTGTCTGAGCCATATGCGATGAACAATGTTGTCTATGATTCTTTGGTGAAACTTTGTACTGACATATGCAAGCGTAACGGAAAAAAGAAGCTCTTGTGGCTTGCTGACAAGAATAAGACATTGAATTATACTCCAAAGTCTGATGAAATGGTTCTGACAGTTCATCGGTGGTTTGCCAATAAAAGTTGCCCCGGCAACTGGCTCTATGCAAGGCTGGGTGATTTGGCAGCAAAGGTAACAGCTAATCTTGACGGCAGTTCTGTTACACCACATGCTGCGACAACGGGGCTCTATTTGGTGCGTAAATCCTGGGCAGATGCTAAATCGCAGAAGGGAGCATTTAAGTCTTTGGATAACGCCAAGAAGTGTGCGGCATCCAATCCGGGCTACTATGTTTTTGATGTTGACGGGAATGTTGTGAATGAAATAGGAATCTCGAGTACCAAAACGGTAGACGAGCTTGTAAAGGAAGTCATCAAAGGTGTATGGGGCAGCGGTGCCGACAGAAAGGCGAGGCTCACCGCAGCCGGACATGATTATGCAAAGGTACAGAAGAGAATCAATGAACTCTTAAAATAAGAAATAATCGAAACAGTGCTATGAGCCTGCTTGCATTCTTCGGAGTGTAGGCAGGTTTTATTTTTTTTGTAAAAAGCGTCCTTTTGATTGTTCTTTCGAGGCTAACAGTTAGGAAGAGCAAAACAAGGAAAAAAGAAAAATAAAAAGTTTTTCAAAAAAACGTCCTTTAGAGCATCTTCCCAAGGCTAACAGTTAGAGAGAAACAAATCTCTCGGAAATGGAGGTGTTAACGATGAAACATAATCTTCACATTAGTGTTTCGGACAAGCCACAACGAAACGGCATGGTTTCTTGTAAAAGCATCAGCATGAGAGAACGATTTCTGTGTATGCTCTTTGGCAAAAAGCAGAAGATCATGATCCTTGTTCCTGGTGATGCAATCGAGGAACTTGCTATCACAAAAATTACGGAAGGAGGTAGACCATGAACAAAGTAACAGAATTACTTGACGCTGTTGGTGGTGTCATCACTTGTGTTCGTAACCTGGCAGACAGTCTTCAGGTGGCAGCTGATATTCTTACAGATATGAAATATGTAGAAGTAACTGAATCACAGTCTGTAGCACAGATTTCTGAAAAGACTGAAAAGCCTAAGAAGGAAAAAACAAAGGTTTACACACTCGAAGATGTAAGAGGAGTTCTTGCCGAAAAGAGTCAGAGCGGACTTACATCAGAAGTTAAGGACTTGATTGCAAAGTTCGGAGGCAGCAAGTTATCCGACATCGACCCTATCAACTATGAAGCAATCATCAAAGAGGCGGAGGTGCTTGGAAATGGGTAAACACGCATTCCTCTCCCCGTCAAGTTCTCACAGATGGCTTAACTGTACACCTAGTGCAAGTCTTGAATCAGAGTTTGAAAACAAGACAAGTCAGGCAGCAGAAGAAGGAACAGCTGCTCATGCATGGTGTGAACACAAGCTTAAGAAGGCACTCCGAAGAAGAAGCAAAAGACCCATTTCTTCTTATGACAGTGATGAAATGCAGGAATATACAGATGCATATGTGGACTTTGTCTTGGAGCAGCTTGATATTGCAAAGCAGAACTGCAATGACCCATTGGTGCTGATAGAGCAACACGTAGACTTCTCTGAATATGTGCCGGATGGATACGGAACAGCTGACTGCGTTATTGTTTCAGATGATAAGCTGCACATCATTGATTTCAAATACGGCATGGGAGTTCTGGTAGACGCTACAGACAATCCACAGATGAAATGCTATGCACTCGGTGTCCTTGCAATCTATGACAGCTTATATGACATCAAGGAAGTATCGATGTCCATCTTCCAGCCGCGCAGTGAGAATGTGAGTACCTGGACAATACCGGTTGAGAAACTTAAGGCCTGGGCAGAAGGAGTATTAAAGCCAAAGGCTGAAATGGCCATGAATGGCGAAGGCGAATACTATCCCGGCGAATGGTGTACCTTCTGCAGGGCAGCAGTCAGATGCAGAGCAAGAGCAGAAGAAAAGCTGAAACTTGCACAGGAAGAATTCAAACTTCCTCCACTTCTTACAGATTCGGAAATAGAAGAAATCTTAACGGTTATTCCTGATCTTACAAAGTGGGCAAATGAGATTATGGCTTATGCTACCGAATCAGCTGTGAGCCACGGCAAGCAGTGGAATGGATTCAAGGTTGTTGAAGGACGCTCCGTCCGTAAGTACAAGGACGAGAATGAAGTTGCCAAAGCAGCCAAGGAGGCAGGCTATAAGGATATTTACCGTCAGAGCCTTATTACTCTTACAGAGATGCAGAAACTGATGGGTAAAGCAACATTTGAAAAGGTACTGGGTGACCTTATCTACAAACCAACCGGAAAGCCGACTCTTGTACCTAACTCGGATAAGAGAAAGGCAATGAATATATCAGACGCTAAAAACGAATTTAAAATGGAGGATTAACGATTATGGCAAACGTAAACAAAACTAAGGTAATTACAGGCAAGAACACAAGACTTTCTTATTTCCATGGATGGGAGCCTACATCTATCAATGGTGGTCCTGAAAGATACAGTGTATCTGTTCTTATTCCGAAGGATGATAAGGAAACGATAAAGGCGATCAACGATGCAGTTGATGCAGCTATTGAGGAAGGCATCGCAAAGTTCGGTGGCAAAAAACCTAACAAGGCGGCAATTAAGCTTCCTCTTCGTGACGGAGATACAGAACGTGAGGACGAGGCGTATGCAGGACATTGGTTCATCAATGCCAACAGTAAGACAGCACCACAGATTGTTGATAAGGCCGTAAAGCCTATCCTTGACCGTGATGAAGTGTACAGTGGTTGTTATGCTAGAGTTTCTCTTAATTTCTATGCATTCAACTCCAATGGTAATAAGGGTATTGCCTGTGGTCTTGGTAATATTCAGAAAATCAGAGACGGAGAGTCCCTTGGTGGTCGCAGTTCTGCAGCTGATGATTTCAGCACTGAGGAAGATGACGATTTCTTATCTTAATCTGAACCGACCCTTTAACTTTCTGCAGACGGTGGAGGACAATCCTCTGCCGTCTGTTTTACTTTGGAAGGAAGTGAGAATGTGAAATCAATTAGTATAGATATTGAAACCTTTTCAAGTGTAAGTTTACAGAAGTCTGGGGTTTATCGTTATGCAGAAAGTGATGACTTTGAGATTCTGCTTTTCGGATATTCCGTAGATGGTGGCGAGGTCAAGGTTGTAGATCTGGCAGTGGGAGAAAAGATCCCAAACGATATTATTGATGCCTTAACTGATGATGAAGTAATAAAGTGGGCATTCAATGCACAGTTTGAGAGAGTCTGTTTATCCAGGTATCTTCGTGATAATGGTGTATCTCTCGGGGGATATTGTCTTGATCCTGTGTCGTGGCATTGCACTATGGTATGGGCAGCAACTCTTGGACTTCCATTATCCCTTGAAGGAGTAGGTGCTGTTCTTGGACTTGAAAAGCAGAAACTCACAGAAGGCAAGAATCTCATCAAATACTTCTGTGTTCCCTGTTCCCCAACCAAGGTAAACGGTGGCAGAACAAGAAATATGCCATATCACGATTTGGAGAAGTGGACGCAGTTTAAGGCATACAACCTTCGAGATGTTGAAACAGAGATGGGTATCCAACAGAAACTATCCCGTTTTCCGGTAAGCGAAAGTATATGGGATGAGTATCATTTAGATCAGGAAATCAATGACCGTGGAATTGGTGTTGATATGGTTTTTGTTAAGAATGCCATTGCCTTTGATGAGAAGAGCAAGACGGCACTTACAAAACAGATGCAGGAACTTACCGGTCTTGAAAATCCTAATTCTGTACAGCAGATGAAGAACTGGCTTTCAGAGAATGGACTTGAAACAGACAGCCTCGGTAAGAAAGTGGTGGCCGAAATAATGAAGGATGCACCTGAACATCTTGTAGATGTGTTATCCCTTCGTCAGCAGCTTGCCAAGAGCAGTGTGAAGAAATATACGGCTATAGAAAATGCTGTGTGCATGGATAGCAGAGTAAGAGGAATGTTCCAATTTTACGGAGCCAACAGAACCGGCAGGTTTGCCGGAAGACTGGTGCAGCTCCAGAACCTGCCCCAGAACCATATTTCAGATCTTGCACAGGCAAGAGGTCTTGTAAGATGTGGCAACTTTGATGCCCTTGAATTTTTATATGATGATATCCCAGATACATTATCACAGCTTATCCGTACAGCCTTTGTGCCACAGGGAGATAACAAATTCATTGTTGCAGACTTTTCTGCCATTGAAGCGAGAGTCCTTGCGTGGCTTGCTGACGAGAAATGGCGAATCAAAGTGTTTGAAGAAGGCAAGGATATCTATTGCAGCAGTGCATCACAGATGTTCGGTGTGCCTGTTGAAAAGCATGGTGTTAACGGTCACTTAAGACAAAAGGGCAAGATTGCAGAACTTGCTCTTGGATATGGTGGTTCGGTCGGTGCATTGAAAGCAATGGGAGCTATTGAAATGGGACTTACCGAGGAAGAACTCCAGCCTCTTGTCTATGCCTGGAGAAATTCAAATCCTGCCATCACAATGCTGTGGTGGGATATTGATAACTGTGTAAAGGAAACAGTCAAGAAGAGAATCACAACCGAAACTCACGGCATACGATTTATGCATGAGAGTGGCTTTCTTTTTATCGTTCTTCCTTCCGGCAGAAGGCTGGCATATGTAAAACCAAAGATGGGTGTGAATCAGTTCGGTGGTGAGTCTGTTACCTATGAGGGTGTTGGTGGCACAAAGAAATGGGAAAGGCTCGAAAGCTATGGCCCCAAGTTTTGTGAAAATATCACGCAGGCAATTGCAAGGGATATTCTGATATATGCCATGCAGACTTTAAGGTGCTGTAATATCGTTGCTCATGTGCATGATGAAGTCATCATCGAGTGCAGAAAGGATATGTCCCTTGATGCCGTGTGTGAACAGATGGGAAGAACTCCACCCTGGGCGAAAGGTCTGCTTCTTCGTGCTGATGGCTATGAATGTCGGTTTTATAAAAAAGATTAATGAAAAACGTCCTTTTCAACCTCCTGCCAAGGCTATCTGGTAGGAGGTGCTTTTTTATGCAGATTACAAAATTAGAAGAAGGTATATCGGCACCAAAGTCAAACATAAAGGTGTTTACTAAGGAAGAATTACAACAGGAGTTTGACTTTATTCTTGCTGAAAAGATAGTGCGAAAAATGGCAAAAAAGGGTCTGATTTCTGATGATGAATTACACAAAATATCGGAGAAAAACCGACTTATTTTCTCTCCTTATTTAAGCGAAATTTATAAGTAAGTGACTTGATATATATGAGTTTCTACGGGAATATGTCCATACGAAAGCGAGGTGAGTTAAGTGAAGAATGTAACAAAAATCGACAGGGTTGACCTTTCGATATTCAAAAAGACAAGGGTTGCTGCGTACTGCAGAGTTTCTACTGACAGTGATGAGCAGGAACTCAGCCTGGACGCACAAAAGAAACATTATGGAAGTTATATCAAATCCAACAGTGAATGGGAATATGCAGGGATTTATTATGATGATGGTATCAGTGGTACAAAAACGGCAAAACGAGAGGGTTTGTTAAGACTTATGGACGATTGTGAAAAGGGTCTTATTGATTTGGTTATAACAAAATCCATCAGCAGATTCAGCAGAAATACCACAGATTGCCTTGCATTTGTAAGGAAACTCTTGAACTATGATGTTTATGTCATTTTCGAGAAAGAGAATATCCACACAGGTTCTATGGAAAGTGAAATGATGCTTGCAATTTTGGCAAGTATGGCAGAAAGCGAGTCACGCTCCATTTCCGAGAATGAGAAGTGGAGCATCAAGAAGAGATTCCAGAACGGTACTTATATAATTGCCTATCCGCCTTATGGTTATGCCAATGTTAATGGTGAGATGGTGATTATTCCTAAACAGGCAGAAGTTATAAAAGAGATTTTTGCAGGATGCCTTGCCGGAAAGAGTACCCACATCATTGCAAAGGAACTGAATGAAAAAGGCGTTCCTACCAAGAAAGGTGCTAAGTGGACAGGCGGAACGATTAACGGCATTCTTGTAAATGAAAAGTACATAGGTGATGCATTGTTTCAAAAGACTATCACAGATGCAGCGTTCAAGCGAAAAAGGAACTATGGCGAAGAAGAACAGTATTACTGTGAAAATCATCACGAACCAATCATTGACAAGGATACCTTTGAAAAGGCAAAGGAAGCAATTAGGCAGCGAGGACTTGAAAAAGGCAACTGCACCGAAGATACATCAAAGTATCAGAACAGATATGCCATGTCCGGTAAAATAAAGTGTGGCGAGTGCGGAAGATCATTTAAGAGAAGATACCACTACACTTCACACGGCAAAAGCTATAATGCCTGGTGCTGTGGTGGTCACTTGGAAGACTCGAAATCCTGTTCAATGAAATTTATTCGTGATGATGATTTAAAGAGAACCTTCCTTACCATGATGAACAAGCTGGTATTTGGAAACGACCTGGTCTTGAAACCGCTCCTTATTTCCATTACAACAAATAATTCTAAAAAGAACGCAAACAGTGTGGAAGATATCGAAAAGGAAATGAAGAGCAATGAAGAACAGAGAAAGCAGTTGAATATGCTGCTGACCAATGGGTATCTTGAAAGACCTGTATTTGCCGAGGCTCATAATAAACTGATTATGGAATACGAGCATCTGGTAGCCAAAAGAGATTTATTATTCAGAATGGATGTTGCCGGATATACCATGGAGCAGGCTTT